CGAGAATGCTTCACGGATACAATGCCCACTTCTCACCGGAGTCGGGTTCCAAAGAGAACCGTGCGCTCCCGCTGGCTGCTCAGGTGGCGGCCGGCAACGTGCTCTTGATCGGCGGCGCGTGGAATGCAGCTTTCTTGTCGGAAGCCGCGCTCTTCCCGCACAGCAACTTCATGGATCAGATGGACGCAGCGAGTCGGGCCTACGCCTACCTGGTGACCCATGAGGACATCGGGCTTGCGCTCACGCCAGGGAAGGCAGTCACGTTATGACGAGAGATGCAGCCGGTCGCTTCAAGAAGACGGCAGGCGACATCAATACCGCCGGGCTCAACACCAGCCCCGCGCCCACGTCTACCGTGGGCGACCCGGGCTTTGCGATCTACGGCGGGTTTGTGGTCGAGCACGAGAAGGACGCCCGGATCGTGGGGCGCCAGAAGTACACCACGTACTCCGACATCCTGGCCAACGTGGCGATTGTGGCCGCGGGTGTGCGGTTCTTCCTCAACATCATCTCGGATGCCACCTGGAAGCTCGAGCCGGCACGAGAAGATCCGGACACCGAGCCCACCGACGAAGCGATCGAGATCGTCAAGAAGATCGAGAAGATCCGCAAGGCGATGAAGACGCCATGGCACCGCGTCGTGAGGCGGACGGCCATGTTCCGCTTCCATGGCTTCTCGGTCCAGGAGTGGACGGCCAAGCGGCTGGACGATGGCACGATCGGTTACCGGGACATCGCGCCGCGCCCGCAGATCACCATCGAACGGTGGGATACCGATGACAACGGCGATGTGGTCGGAATCATCCAGCGCAGCCCGCAGACGCAGTTGGACAAGTACCTCCCGCGGCACAAGTGCATCTACGCGGTCGACGACACGCTGGACGACAACCCGGCGGGGCTCGGGCTGTTCCGGCACCTGGTCAAGACGGCCACCACGCTCGCGCGCTACGAACTGCTTGAGGCGTGGGGTTTCGAGCGCGATCTCCGCGGCACGCCGATTGGTCGCGGCCCGCTGACCGAACTCGAGAAGCTGGTCAAGAACGGCCAACTCACGAGTGAGCAAGCCGCCGCGCTCCGCGCGCCGATCGAGAAGTGGATCAAGCGCGCGCTCAAGGGGAAGGAAACCTCTCTCTTCCTCGATTCCGCACCCTACCGCGCAAGTGGCGAGAACCAACAGCCGGCGACCAACAGTAAGCAGTGGGATATCGAACTGCTCTCCGGATCTGGCGGACCGCACGAGGCGATCGCCAAGGCGATCGAGCGGCTCAACCGCGAGATGGCGAGAGTTCTCGGCGTCGAGCATCTTCTCTTGGGCAGTGACTCCTCCGGGTCGTTCGCTCTCTCGAAGGACAAGACCGAGGCGTTCGGAAAGATGGTCGACGCATCGATCACCGAACTGGTGGCGATCTTCTCTGACGACTTCCTTGGTCCGCTCTTCGAGATGAACGCTTGGGACGAGAGCCTCATGCCGACCTTCCGTCCCGACAAGGTGCAGCACCAGGACATCGCCAAGATCGCGCAGATCCTCCGCGACATGGCCACCGCCGGCGCACCGCTCATGCCGAACGATCCGGCCGTCAACGAAGTCCGCGCACTGGCCGGGCTGTCCCACGCGCCGGAGGTGGACGAAGACGCCGCGCTACCGCAGCCCACCCCGTCGAGAACGGTGGCCGAAAAGCCCACCGGCAGCCAGCCGAACGCGCCACGTGGCCCCGGTGACCCTGGTGAGTAGGCGCAGCACGAGAATCTACGGAGATCCAGCAAGCAACTCGGACCATGTTGCGTGCGTGACGAAGGGAGGTAATCTTTGCGTGGCGATCGGAGACGGTGCGAACCTTGACGCCTTCGACCGTCTCCGCGTCTCCAACCCGACGGCCATTTTCGAGAGCATGCTTGTATACGACAAGCAGCCGCTCTTGTGGGACGAGCAACTCACCGGCGCCGCCACGAGCGTTCACGTCCCGAACGAAGCCGCGGTGAAGATGAGTGTTCTGGTCGAGGGTGACAAGGTGCTCCGGCAGACTCGGCAGTACCACCGCTATCAGCCCGGCAAGTCGCAACTCGTTCTCTTGACGGGCGTCCTGGGAGCCCCGGATCCGAACGTGCGCCGGCGCGCGGGCTACTTCGACGGGGACAACGGGATCTTCCTCGAAGAGATCGACGGCGACGTGTGGCTTGTTCTTCGGTCGAAGGCGACGGGATCCGTGGTCGACACGCGCATTGCGCAAGCAGACTGGAACTTGGACACCTTCAGCGAACTGGCCATTGACAAGACGCAGATTCTCGTGATCGATCTCCAGTGGCTCGGCGTCGGCCGCGTGCGCGTGGGCTTCGTGATTGACGGTGTGATCACGTACGCTCACGAGTTCTTGAACGCCAACGTGCGCCCGACGGTCTACATGAGCACGGGCCAGTTGCCGATTCGGACCGAGATCGAGGCGACGGGGGCGATCTCGGCTGATGAGGAGTTCGACGCGCACGCGATCTGTGCTGCCGTCATGTCGGAAGGCGGGGCGGACGAAGCAACCGGTTTCCCGTTCTCGGTGAACTCCGGAGATGCAAGAGCGGCAGGCGTCGCGGACCCGCTACTGTCCATTCGGCCGAAGGCAACTTTCGCTGGCCTCACCAATCGGATCACAACGCTCTTGCGGGGCATCCGTGTTGTCAACACCGGCTCGGGGCTGGCACTGGTTGAGGTGTGGGTCAACACGACGCTCACCGCCGCTTCGTGGGCTTCCGCGCATGCGGATTCTGGCATAGAGTTCGATGAAGTGGCGACGTCGTTCACCGGTGGTGTCAAGGTGCTCTCGTTCTACGTGCCGGCTTCGGTGCAGAGCAAGGATGATGCAGTCGCCGGCATCGCCGGACGCTTCCCGATAACGCTTGATATCGACGGGCTGAATCCCACAACGGTTACAATTTCTGTGACCGACTTCGGGACTTCGGTCTGTGCCGCAGCAATCAACTGGCAGGAGTACAGGTAACATGGCCGTAGTCGATACGATCACGATCGGGGCGGACGACTTCTCGGTCTACGCGCTTGCGCTCACCGAAGCGGTCGCCAACACCACGACGTTCTTCAACGGCCGGCTCGGGCCGGAAGCGACCGCGTGGGCGGCGGCCTCGAGCGATGATCGGTTGAAGGCGGTCGCCGGCGCGGCCGACTGGCTGGATCGCGGGACGAACCCGAGCGGGACGAAGACGGTCGCCGGCCAGCCGCGGAAGTGGCCGCGCGACGGGGCGTCATGCAATGCGGTGGCCGTCGCGGACGGGACCACCCCGGACGACATCTTCAAAGCGCAAGCGTGGCTCTCCGGCGCGATCCTCGTGGACAACGCCGCCGCGGCTTCCGCCGGCACCGGATCGAACGTCAAGTCTGCCGCCGCCGGCTCGGCCAAGGTCGAGTTCTTCACACCGACCATCGGACAGGCGCAAGACCACCGGTTGCCGCAGGTCGCGCACGACTACGTGAAGTGCTACACGGGCGCTTCCTCGATCGCCGTGGCTGAAGGGACGGGGGACGATTGCGACAGCGCATTCGACGAAGCCGACTACCAGAGATCGGAAGGATTCGCGTAAAATGCTCATTATCACGCTGTATGATATCGAGCAGGATGACGGTGAAGTAGAAGACCGGTTCAAGGTCTTCTACAAGGACGGCCCGGAGGATGAGGCCGAAGACGTGACGAGCCAGTACTCGGTGGCCGCGTGCACGACCGAGGACGACAAGAAGGGGTTCGTGGTGATCAAGAATGGGAGTTGAAAAGATCCGGCGGCCGGTTCTCACTCCGGCCATTGAAGCGGCTCAGGTGAACACGGACCACGTCGATCTTCGCACCACTTTTCTTGACGGGGTACTGGAGGGCCGACTCCAGTGGAATGCGGAGGATGGCACGTTGGAGTACGGGTTGCCCGGCGGCAACGTGGTACTCCAGGTTGGTCAAGAGCACGTGGTCAAGGTCGTGAACAAGACCGGCGATGACATCCCGAACGGCACACCGATCTACGTTATCGGTGCACAGGGCAGCCGCCCGAAGATTGCGCCCGCTAAGGCCGACTCGATTATCACGACCGGTG